AGGTCAGGCACAATGATATATAAATGATATATTAAGTGCTTGACCCTATCTCATAATCTGTTAGATTACTTAAATAATATAAACACAAATGGAGAATACAAAATGACACTTACTGAAAATCAAAGCGCCGCAATGACTGCCTTAATCAAAAATTGCTTGGATGTTATGGGCGGCACTTGTGTTGCAGATTTAGTTGACGACCCTTGGGTATATGCGAGAGCTGAAGATCTTGTAAATGCTGGCTGGACGCAGAAGCAAGCTGAGGGTACTTTTGGATCGTTAGTTGCTGGCGGTTATATTTATCACGATGTTGGTGGTAACTGTAATAATGATTTATATGCCCTTGATGGTTACGATGTAGATTTTAGCAATTTACTTCAGTTCCACGAATAGGTGGCGGCATGAACATTACAATGATCAAAGATGGAGTGGCTATGGCATTATTTGCCCTAGCCTGCATTCACCTTCCAGAGATTATAGTTTTTCTGGATCAATTTATTAACATTAACTTAGGAGAATAAAATGCAGACAGGTGATAAAAGAGAAGATCACTGGATGACTAACGCATTAGTTGTCTGGAATAATAAGGGACTTTGGAAAGTAGGCGAAGTCGATGAGCTAGGTGTCGATAACTATTGGCCTTGGGATTGGGAGAGGTTTTATAAACATAAGGCTGATGCACTCAAGCAAGCTGAAGATTTCTGCAAGTACACAAAGAAGCCTATTCATATCTTCAGTAAGCAAGACACCTTTATGAAAACAGTTACTGCAAAGGAGCTAGGGAGATGACTATGCAAACATTAATTATTAAATCAATACATGAGCATGGCTTTGGTTTTGCTTTTACCAAAGATGAGCATGACCAAGTGTTTTTGCCTAAAAAACTTTTAGCAGATTTTAAGCATCTGGATTGGATAGAACCAGCAGATGAGGTGTATGCAAAAATTATACCAAATTATAAAGATAAATTAGATGGTGGGTGTAAGTACATTTGCACTTACATTACTATTGATAGGTTTGATCCAGTTTATGTTGCCAGTGTCAGGGAAAAATTAGGTGAAGTTATAGAGACAATTTCCCCAACGAAAACACCATTTGTTCCATCGTTTGAGCCAACAGTTGATAAGGGCGAATTAGTAATTGAAAATAAAGTTTACACAGATCGCATTGAAACTATATCTGCAATTAATAGTTTAGATGAATTAAGCCTTAAAATATTTTTATTTCATAATCTTGAAAGCTCAGATCCATATTTATATAAATTATTATTTAGCACGATTGAGCAAGGTTTTTTCCCAAATCGCGTTTGGGGATGCTTAAATCATATGGTTGGTAATAGTTTGTTTTCATATAGCAAACCAGAAAAAAATAAAAGCATTCGTAACCCTATATATTTTTATGATGTAATATTGAGATCCGATAAATTTTTTTTAAGTTTTCCAAACTTTGGTAAAAAATCATTAACCGATTTTAAATTATATTTAAGTGAATTTGGTTTACAGTTAAATACAGATTTAAAAGATATTAAATATGAAACATTAAAATCTTTTAATTTGCATAACAAAAAGAACGATTACTTATTTGTTAAGAAAAGGGAAATAGTATGACATTTTACACAACACTCGTTCTCACATATGTCATTGGCGGCGTGGAGCTACAAGACACCACGCTCTATCGCAGTGCGCGTGAATGTGGTGAAGCATTGCCAGCAGTCTACAAGCCATATGAAAAAATGGACAGCATGGCTCAGTGCATCGAGACAAGCTACATCAGCTCGTCATTTATTGTACCAAAACTCAGACCGAAGGGATTATCCAATGGCAAGTAAATATTACCCATGCCCAGAATGTGATGGCGCAGGCGAAACGCTATTTGAAAAAGATTATAATATCTTTCATGAAACTTACCTGTATGAAAAAGCTGATTGCACAAACTGCGCTGGCACTGGCTTGATACTGCCAGAGATGCCAGAAAAACCTAACAGGCTAATCCCAGCGCTGGATGCTCAAGGAAAATTTGTTAGGCGTGAAAATGATGAATGAGGAGAATTTAAATGAAAACCAAAGATTGTTACCAAGCCGTGACGAGGGCAATCAAGCTCAACGAAAATGTGCAGGAAGATCTGAAGGGCAAGGAAGTTCGGACGAGGAGTTTCTACATCTGGATGATGCAGGAGCAACTTGCAATATTGAACAACCTCGAACACCAGCTTTCGCTTATGCGACGAAAGAACAAGTCGCCCAAGCAATGAGGGATGAGCCTACATTTAAATATGAGATCATGTATTCCCACTTGCTATACAATTTTGAGCAAGAGCAAATCAAGCGTGGCCTCAGAAATAAAATAAATAAAACTTTTGAGAGGCCGCGCCAGATTACAGTTAACAAGCCTTCACACAAAAATTTTATTACTGATAGCGATCTTCGTAAGATCAAGCCTATTCCGAAAAAGAAGTATGACGCTATTCTAAAGCATATGAAAAGTTATAAAAGATACACGACAACTATGATAGCGTTAAGCAGTTCTATTGGTGTATCTGATGTGGCGTGGACGCTTAATGTTATGTATCGTCAAAAATTAGTTGATCGTGCTTACGAGAAAACAACGCCAATTATTGGCAACGCTGGCGCTAAGTCTCTGCGTTACGTTTACTTCAAGCTAAAATAAATATATCGTGTGGGTAGTTTCATGCCCGATACTACCCACACGTCTAAATAAATCTAACAGCGCAAATCATCAAGAAGTTTATTTAATCTATGAAGCTGTTTATTACTTGATTTAATAATTTTTCTTCATCTACAAACTGATCTGGATATAATCGAGTTGACGTTTTCTTTATTATGGGATCGTCACCCCTAGCCCAATAAATTTTCTTGATGTCATACGCCACCAGAGCATACACATCGGATTTTTTATTATTGCCAAGGGGCTGTGTGTTCCACCTATACTGCCTCGCATTTCCTGTTTTCTTGCTGGCTGTTTTGACCTGTAAAGTCAGTAATTTACCGCTTGGCGTCTTCAAGTATGCATCGTCAATCTCATGTTGGACTAAAATGCAGGAAATGCCAGCGAATGATAATCTCGATAGAGCTAAAAATTCACCAGCTCTACCGATTTTATTGTTATGCGTTGAGCCACTCATAAATCTTGTTTGTCTCAGAAGTTCTATCCAATAAACCATGTGTACCACCATTCACACGGCGACAGATCTTCAATATTGTTTCGTCGTTCACACCATCGTCTGCAATGTCGAATAACTTGTTTTTATTAAAGAACCACATTGCCGTGTCAAAAGCATAATCTGTAGCCACCAGATCTGGATCTGTCATAATCTCAGGTAAGCCCATGTCAGAGCTGAATGCCCTGTAATTATTTTTCCCTGTGATCATAAGATAACCTTTTCCAGAAAATAAAGCGCCATCATTTTCAGTATTGTTGCCCATGCGACCACCATAAACTTTGTTAGCTAATGCTGTTGGGTTTCGAGAATATCCCTCGCAGGACGCCAGATCAGGAAATCGACTAGGCCAGACGCGCATCATACTATCCGCGCTGTAGTTCAGATTTTCTCTTGTATGCCGCCAGTGACCGCTTTCGTGGCTCGCCTGACCCATTAGATGGGCGGCTCTCTCATTCGATAACTCATAATACTGAGCAATGGCCTTAGCAGTATTTTTGCCAAAATGTCCATCTGCCCCAACGCCGACTTTATCTTGCAATTTTTTCATCGCTTCTGTCATAGCTATGCCTTTTTCTTTTTTCTTTGTGATTTTTTAATCGCCTCATTTGTCGGCGCACCTTTAGCATTTTTTTTACGCATTGTCTCACCACTACCAGCCGCGATCCTTTTTCGCTTGTTGTGAATATTCGTCCACAAGCCTTTTGCCGCTTTTGTTGTTTTTGACATTATTTTTTACCCCCAAAATATTTACTTACACCACGCATCCCAATTGATGCACTCACAATGCCACCAAGACTATATTGATACCAATCAGGCATATTAGATAGTGCGGCAAAACCATCTTGCACAATTTCATTACCCCAATCACCACAAAACGCTAAAATTAATGGTATCGAGAAGAGCAGAGTTATCCACTCATCTTTCAAGCTGTTATCTGTAGCTTTCATGGCGGCTAGATCCCAATCAAGCTCACCTGTAGCTATTTTCATTTTAGTTTGGGCTTCAGCCTGCTTTACAGCAGTTTTGCCCTCAATCATAGTTCCAGCAAGATCTGCAACTTTACCTAACAATCCTAGTCCAGCTATCATTTATCTTTTCCTTTCGCTAAAGCATTTGCCCCAAAAAACACAGATACGATACCAGCAACAGACACAAAGTAAATACTTGCCATCGATCCTAAAATTTTGGCGGCTTCGTCTAATCCAAAAATTACAGCGCCAATCACAGCGAATGGATAAAGCAACATCCCAAACAGCGCAAACCACGTCATTGATCTAATTGCATCACGCTGGGCGTCTTCATCCTGCATTCGTAAGCGCCTGTCTTCCAGCGCCATGCGATCCCATTCAGCCTGATCAATTGATCCATTACCATCTACGTCAAATTTTTTAAATTCATCCATGTTAATCCGCCAGAGGATTGTCTAGCGCCCTTTGTAGTTTCTTCGTTAATTTATCTTCAAGTTCTTTCATCTCGCCGCTTTGTGAAACTCTAACACGTTCTCGTTGATTTTCAAAGCGCACCTCAGCCTTATCAATCATTTCCCTGACTTTATCCTCAGTCTTACGAACCATTGTCTCAATCCGATCTGATTGCTGTTCAACGCGCAATAGATCATCACGTAAATTATTTTTAATATCACGGCTATATTCTACGCTCTCCTCGACCTTCTCTGATATGCCTGTAACTTTTGCATCCATCACATCCATTTGCTGTTGGTATGCGGATATGTCTAAATTAGCCAGCTCTTCGATCTTTTGCCACATCAGCAGGCCACCATATAAGCCAGAGCCAACTGTAGACAGGAATGCAAATATTGCTAGTATAGAGCCAGCCGTCAACTTCATGCCCCCAGCTTTAAGTTGGCGGTCAGCTAAACCATCAATACCATCTGCAATTTTAGTTGTATCGACCATTAGTTCTCAAATTCCATTTCTGAAGATTGCAAGTTTTTCATGGCGTCCAGCTCTTCCTGCAACATGCGAATTTCCATTTTGCGTTGCAACAGCTCCACCTCAAATAGTTTCTGGCACTCAATACGCTTTTTTGGTGCATTCAGTGGAATAACAATGCGAGCATAAACGCCAATATCTTTGCCTCTCGCGTCAGTGTTAAGGCCAGACAGCAGGCCAGTTAAGCCGTATTCCAGAAGTGTCGAGCCTGAGATAGAGTTCGAGCATTCAATACTGCCAGATCTTATTCTGTCGGATTGTGTATTCAGATTTGGCGTCGGTAACGCCAGAGACAGTGACGAGCTATCGGCAAACGCACTGCCAGCAATTAAGGATAGAATGATTGCATATTTCATTTAGTTTCCACCATAATTTTTGAGCATATCAAAGATGACACAAATGGCTTAGATTTGTTATCTTTTAGTAATTTTGATTTTGTGCAAATATACATTGCTCGATCCAAATCAACTTTCCTAACATATACATCAAAATTTACTCTCGTTTTGTAATCGACTTTCATTATCCTATATTTTGACGAAAATGGAAGACCCACAAAATTTTTATCAAATACACCAATCTGGTAATATTTTACCTCTTCCCTTGAGTTAAAAATTGATAGCTCAAATTTAACAATTCCATCCACTGTGGAATACTGCTTTTTTGGGTAGGCTGGGGTCTGTTCGTGAGCAGATACGCCAGACCCCAATAACGTAGCAATTACAAGTGCTTTTAGGTAGGTATACACGATATTGTAGCCTGCGCTGTATACGTTCCGCCTGTAAACGGCTTGCCACCGCCATATTCAGCAACGCTTGATATTGCAAACCAAGTAGAGCCAGCAGTCGTTAACGAGTAGCTTGTAGTAGCCCCAGCAGTGGTCTTGTTGGTATCATATGATGACATAGCCGCGTCACTCGTATTAACGACGCTGACAGATCCTGTCCACGTCACAGTGTCATTTAGGGATGGTGATGAGGTAAATGTTGTAGGATGCGTAATATTAGCTGTGTAGCTGTTTGCAATCGCCACATCTATTCTAACCTCTGGATGTATTCCGCCATCACTTGGGCTTGTGCTTAACTTATTTGCCGTTGGAGATCCGAATACACCACTTTTGGTTGTCTGAATTATACACTTTGCAGACACGTTGCCCACTATATCGACACTATCTGCAAAAGCTGGTGTAGCTAGTGCTAATAGTGGTATTGCTAAATATTTCATATTAACCTCACTTATTGTACTGCATGTCTACCATTTGTTCATGCTTTAGTTGTTGTGCTAAATTATTACGCAATGCCTTCTTATTATCTGGCATTTGGTTTTGACTTAGCTGATACTTATCTTTGTATATACCACCATTTAGAGCAAGATCATAGTATGATTGCAAATTGGTTTGATTGTTAATCATGTTGATAAGCTCGTTTTGATTATAATCTTGAAACATAGTCAATGCATTCTCAGCCGACATCAGACCCAGCTCTATTTTTGTTGGCTTATCGTCGTCCTCGTCATCCTCTGGGATCTTAGCCTCGTCTGGATATTCGTATTCTTCCTCTTGGATTGCATCGACAACTGCGTCGTCTTCCAGTGCATTATAAACCTCAACCTCTGGGATCTCTGGGATAGGTTTCTTATACCCAGCGCAACTTGGGTTTAACTGTGGGTCATAACATTCGTCAACGCGGAATGTATATACAACTGTAGCATCCTTAACAGTTCCCTCACCTTCCACTGTGATAGACCCATCACCCCAATTTTCTAGCGGAATATTATTTAATGGAAATGACTTTGTTATTGTATTTGATGGAACGCCTGACCAATCGTCAGTCTCCTTAAATAAATACCCATCGCCGCCAAAGTTTAGATTACCCACAGTGACCTTCATGTCCGCGTCTGTTTCCTTTTCTGTAGTGTATCTGTAAATCAGGCCATTTATATCGACGCCGCCAATTGATGGTAAGACAGATGACATCCCCCAGCTTAAACCATTTTTGGCGGCATTGGTACTCGCCCAATAACTGTATGGCTCTGCGTTAGAGTAAGAGTAACATAAACAGAGTGCCAATGATGACACCCAGCCCAACTTTTGTTTCAGCTTGTTCATCAAACAGCCTTTCTACTAGATTTTTCTGGTCTTCGCTAATACGCGCTTCCACAGCTTTCATCTCCCATTCAAGTCTGGCCTCATCTCCTATTTTTCCATTGATTGGGCAGGGCGTGCCAGCGTTTTTCATTGCCTCTTTGACCCTATCATCGGCACATAACAGTGACACACTAGCCACACGCATTCCTAAATCGCTCAGTAGTTTGCTTGCTCGAATGCGCTCACAGTTTAAGTCCTTCACAGTTTTGCCGCCAGAGATACCTAATATCTGCGTCTGCACTGCTCCTGAGATCCCCACGACGCATAAGTCAGATCCGCTTGTGCTAACTTGTGGCGATATAGCTGATGGTGGTGGGCTTTGTATAGTTGTATCCATAGACCCACTGGAATTTATATTAGTATTCGTATTTATTGTGTCATCTTCAGCGT